GTATCATTTACATCTAGTACTGTAATACTAATATCACTATCTTTGGCATAGTATTGATAGTAGTTCACTGCTCCTGTCCTATCATCTATTGAATATCGTACCCAGGCATCAAACCACGTCTTAAGAGATAAATTTGAGTCAACATAGAATGTCATGTTTACGGGTTCAAAAATCCTATTGGAGGGGAAGTCTATAGCTTCACTGGTTATCATATATGGGTTCGTATTCACAGACATTCCAGGTAATGTTACACTCTCACAATATAGTGCGGATGCCGTGATGTGATCTTTCGATACCATGGGCAATTGCACAATATATCTGTTGACCCGAGCCGCTCCTCTCGTTTTTACTTGAGCAATGAAGTCTTTGATTGTACTCATCTTAGCGATTCAGTCCATACACGTTGTTTTGAGGACCCTACGAACTTCTCTACTGGGAGCATGAGAGCTGTTGCCCAGTGAGCAGATTCAATTCGTTTGAAGGGAGATTTAACATTGCTGAGCAGATATCTATGAACACAAGACTCTGCAAGCTGCAACTTAGATGCACTCTGGATTGTGGCCCATGAGAACTTCAATCTCGTGGTCTGATCCATCGTCTTATTTGTAGCGTAACTCATCAACCTATCTAGAATCCTAGCCCTAAGCATGTAAGGTAGATAGTGCATGTTTAGACCAATAAATCCATCTGGAAGCCGTCTGAATGGAAAGACCAAAGGATACATATCCCAGTATGGTAAAGTGTCTTTTAATTTTGGATCATAAGCAAACAAATACATCTCACCCGGAATGATCTTGGTGACATTCTTCGATGAGTCGGACCTAATCAAGGTCATTGGAGCGATACGCTGCCCGCCCAGCATTTGAGCCTGCTGCTGGAACCAACTCTGCGACTTCTTTGCCATCTGTTGCAAGTCGTATTGGTTCTTCTGAAAGATTGTGGTGTATATTCCCATACTGTTATTTATAAGAAAAATTTGACATTATTTTTTTCGGCCGCTATAATCACTATGTCCGCCCTGAGGTGTTGAATAAATCCCGTTCTGTAAGGATGATGAATTCATATCCTCTATCCTTACAGTAATTTGTTGCTGCCTTCCACTTAGCTTCGTTCTTTCCCCACGTCATTACTTCTGCAATGTACTGCCTGGTTTTCCTTTTGGGTGTATCTGGTGGTCTTGTCTGCTTTTCTGGCTTGATTTCAACAAGGTAGGTCTTTAACGATCCTGTCTTGGTCTTCACTCTAATCTTAAAGTCTACAAAGTAGCGGTGAGGTCTATTATCGGTAGGACATACATATGGGATCACTGTTGTTTCCGATGACCACTTTAGTACATTAGGATTATTATCACACCATAGGGCAAACTTGGTCTCCCATGAAGACCTCATAATGATGTCTGTGGGATCCCCTTCATACTTTTCTGGGTGGATGGGAATGTATTTTCTTTTATGATAGTGTGGCATAAATAAATAGGTTAAGCGCTTACATTTTATTTAGGGTACACGATATGGCAAACGATGGAATGGCTACTGGCACCGATGATGCTTTATTGATGGCTCAGGTGGGGTCATCTAGCTCACAGCCTTCTGTAGCGGGACAACCAAAAGCTTCTGATTCTGTTAGACGCGGTAATAGCATACAATGGAATCCGACTAACTATTCCGCGAATCAACACTCATATCCCGAAGACCTCTTAAATACGTCAGAGTATGGAGGCAATTACGTAATATTTTACCTAAATGTACATGAAGATTCTAAGATCATACGAGCTGACCCATCTATAGTATCATCAGAGCAGCCAGAAAGGTTTAGTGGCAACGTCAGTAGAACCGACGTTAATAGTAAAACTCTTGCAACAACAGCAGGAGCAATAGCCGGAGCTTCAAGTGGATTAACCAAGAAGATTTTAGGTAGTGCAGGAATTGAACTAACAGGAAGAGGTGCAGTGGCGGCCAAGATAGCTGATACTGCTGGTGGAGCGGTAATAGGAAATACAATTGGAAGATTAGCTACTCAGAAGAAGTTTAAGCGATTAAAAACGTGTATTGCTCTTCACATTCCAACAGACCTTTCTATCAAGTATGGTGTAAATTACGAAGAAGAGACAATGGCCGGTTCACAGGTCCTAAACTCAATAGCTGGTAATCTAGGAGGATCTGTTGCTGATATTGCTAAGGCATTAGTATCTGCTGAAGGAAGAGGTGGTGCTGCGACTGACTATGCTGCATCTGTAGCGTTAAGTACACCAGGGATCGGCAAATTCCTCGCAAAGGGTGCAGGGGTTGCTGCAAATCCCAAATCAGAACAGCTGTTTAAGAATGTAGATTTCAGGACATTTACATTTTCATATCAATTCCACCCGAAGAGCTTCACAGAGGCACGGAACGTACAGGCAATCATTAAGATGTTCAAGTTGCACATGCACCCGGAGTTTAAAAGTGAATCCGAGTTTTTGTATCTAGTTCCTTCAGAGTTTGATATTGCATACTACCACAACGGTGAGGAAAATAAAAGCCTCCACCGACACACTTCTTGTGTATTGACTGATATGAATATCTCCTACATGCCACAGGGGGTAGTAGCCATGTTTCCGGATGGACATCCGACCCAAATTAATGTAACCCTGACATTCAAAGAGTTGGCACTCCTCACAAAAGAAAATATTCAGGACGGATACTGATGTATTTCAAAAAATTTCCTATTATCCCTTATGAATTCATAATAAATGGGGAAACTGTTGTTCGTGCTGTGAGGGACGTTACCCTTAACGTACGGATTCGTAGAGACGTGCTTAGCTCCATCACATTATATGATTCGTACGATATACAAGATGGAGATACACCAGAAATCATTGCAGCAAAGGTATACGGATCTCCTCTATACCATTGGGTGGTAATGTTAACGAACGAAACTTTTGATTACATCAACGACTTTCCTCTCAGTGACCGTGACCTTCTTGAGTATGCCACAGAAAAATACGGGGCAAATTTATACAGTATAAAACATTACCAGCTAGCTGATGGGAGTATTGTTTTGCCTGGTACATTTGGTGCAACGGCAGTGACAAACTGGGATTATGAACAAAGTGTCAATGAATCCAAGCGTAGGATAAAGATCATACACCCTGATGCAGTTCCGCAGTTAGTAAATCAATTAGAACAGTTCATTAAGTAATGTCATACTTCAAGAATACATTTGCTGGTGATGTAGAGATACTTGCATGTAATATTGTATCTCTAAACGGCACCTCTGTCGACATCACCAATCAACTAGCGTACGTTGAAGTGTTTGAGGACATATTTGCACCATTCATTACAGCTAGAATGGTTCTGAAAGATCCAATTGACCTGCCAAATAAGATTCCTTTAGTTGGAGAAGAGCGCGTAGACCTTCAGTTTAGAACTCCAGGATCTAATGATAAAGATGTATTCACCAACATCTTTTATATCTATAAGATGGATGGCGCAGAGAAGTCAGCTGAACGAGAGCAGGTTTATATTTTACATTTGATGTCAATCGAGGGAATTGTTGACCTTAACAAGAAGCTCTCGAAGACGTTTTCCGGTAAAGTATCTACGCTTGTTGAAAAGATATTAAAGGATAGCACTGCATTAGAGAGTGTGAAAGACTACGCAATTGAGGAGACTTCAAACTCAACGAAATATGTTTCAAACTTCTGGTCACCTGTACAGAATATAATGTATTTGACATCACAAGCACAAAGCTCGGCAGGAACTCCCGACTATGTATTTTTTGAAAATAGAGGCGGATTTATCTTCCAGTCGCTTGAGACATTATATGACAATCCAATCCAATCTAAGTTTGTTGCCGACAACTACACAGATTTAGTTTCAAAGAGCAACATCAATGGAGGCTCATCTACACATGATGTAGAAGCAGACTTCTCAAAGATTTTAAACTATAACATCCCCGAAAACTTTAATTATGTTGATCGAATTCAATTGGGGATGTATGGGTCGCAACTGATATCATACGATATCACTACGAAGAGATATTCTCATGTAGGATTTAAGCCTACGTTTACAACCGAAAAAGACAAGCACCTCAACAAATTTTCTTTACACTCTAACAACTTAGTCTTTCAAGGTAGCTCTCGTATATTCAACGAACCCGGATACTTCAACAACTTTGAAGGATATCAGGATGTAAGCAATATATCATTCATGCAACGACGTAATCATCTAATTAGCGCTGCAGAAGCTTCAAAATTAGAGATCACGGTACCCGGTAGAAGTAAATATACTGCTGGGCAAAAGGTAACAGTTCAGATTCCTATCAGAGGATCAATCGCAGGCAAGGATTCACCTGAAGACTCAATGGATAAATTATTATCTGGTAACTACTTAGTTGCAACGATTTGCCACAAGATTAGTAGAGAAAAGCACGAGTGCACAATGCAACTAATCAAAGACTCCTTTATTCAGGATTTAGATAATGTCTACCGAAAGTAATATGTTCTATATCGGGGTTGTAGAAAACCGAATGGACCCCTTGAAACTTGGTCGGTGCCAAGTTCGAATAGTTGGTCTTCACACCCATGATAAGTCGATTCTTCCTACCAACGATCTACCCTGGGCTTATCCAGTAGGACCACTAACTTCCGCATCAATGAATGGTATTGGACATTCACCTCTAGGTCCAGTGGAAGGGACATCAATCCTAATCATTTTCCGAGATCCTCCATACAATCAGCAACCAATTATGATGGGTACGCTTGGTGGAATTCCTCAAGCAGAAAGTGTTACGATTGGAAAGCTATTTGACGATCCACCGGAAGTAGTAACACAACCGGCTACTGAGTCTGCTCCAGCTCAAACAGCACCAGTACCAGCATCACAACCTCAAGCTAAAGACCAAGCTGACGCTGCTACAAAACCAGCTACAACTACAGTAACGACTGACATTCCAACAGAACCTCCTCCCTGGTACAAAGGAAATCGCATTGCAGCGGCCGCTGGAATTAAAGCTCTAATCGCTGCTGCTGATAAAGTTGGGTTAACAACTAGAGAGCAAAAGTGTACTCTCCTTGCATTATGTGGAGGAGAATCGGGATGGCAAGCTGTTCCTGAAGGATACGTGTATCCAGCTCCTAATCTAATGCGAACTTTTGGCTATACGTTTAACGGAAAACCAGAACTTGCTGAGAAGTATGCTTACTGGAAAGGTACACGAGAGTCGTTCTTTGACTTTGTATATGCTCCAGAAAATAACGGAAGAGGGTTAGGAAATACCCAAGCAGGTGATGGTGGTAAGTATTATGGTAGAGGAATGCTCCAGATTACTGGTAGATCCAACTACAAAGTGTATTCACAAGTCATGGGTGTAGACATTCTTTCTAATCCAGATCTGTTGATTACTGACGTCGATGTTAGCGCACTATGTGCTGCTCACTACATTAAAAGAAGAACACCTGCATCTACTCCAGCCAACGCTAATCCCGGGTACTTCTATGCTGCTAAGACTGCTGTTGGAGCTGCTGCAAATGATACAGCACTAGCAAAGCGATTAAAATACTATGAGTACTTCTATGGAACTAAGACTGAGACAACAGCTATAGAAGCAGTTGAGAAGACGGCCGGTGATCCACCACCCACTACAGTTGTTTTAGGGCCTAACGAAACCTTTGTTCCAAGTCCTCCAACAGATGGTGAGTCGGGATTCAAGGACCCAAACAAAAAGTATCCTCTCAAGGCGCTACTAAAAGAGCCAGATACGCACCGTCTAGCTCGTGGTATGTTTGATGGGACAATTGTTCCTCTCAAGAATTCAAAGAGAGTCCGAAGTATTCCTTTAGCTCTTGGTCAAGGTACAGTTGATCAACCAACAATTCCATATGGTGCTAAGTATCCGTTCAATCACACTTATGAGACGGAATCAGGCCACATTCAAGAGTTTGATGACACTCCTGGATATGAGCGTACCCACCGGTACCATCGAGCTGGTACATTTGAAGAGATTGACGTAAATGGAACTCGTGTTACAAGAATAATTGGAGATGACTACCAGATTGTTGATCGTAATGGTGTGATATACATTCAAGGTTCTGCTAACCTTACTGTAAACGGAAACATTAACATATACTGTAGATCAGATGCTAATATTGAAGTCGCTGGCTCAGCAAAGATGGAAGTTGGTGGTGACTATGACATTGGCGTCACAGGCAATATGTCTATTGCTGTTGGCGGTGACTTCAAGATGTACTCGACTGGTCTGTCTAGTTTACAAGCAGGCGGTAACCTTGAAATGAAATCAGGGGGAGCTGCTAACCTCTCATCAGGTGCCTCTGCAAGTATTAAGGCCGGTGGTGATATTGGCGTTGATGGATCCAATGTGTGGTTGAATAGTGGGGTTGCGTCTGATGCTACATCGTATTCTCTAACTACACCTGGTGCCAAAGAAGCTCTCAATGTTAGAATGGACTTCCTTTCACCACCTCCACTAGAAGGAGAGAAGCCGTATCAGTTTGAAACTCCAGATCAGTGGGCTACAAAAGACGGACAAGAGTTTAAAACAAAGACAGAAGCTGACCACGGTAAGACAGAAACCGTTACACCACAGGAAGAAGCTAAGCCATCCGGAGGTGCAAATACGAATACTGTTGTTCCATGTGCGATTGTTCAAAATGTATCTGAATTTACTGGGACGTTTAGACTATCACCCAACTTTACCTTAGGTATGTTCTTTGATGGTGGATTCAACCGTCAGCATAGATTAGTTGCCCAAATGGGGCTAACAGAACAGCAGATTGTATGTAACCTTGCTCAAGTTGCTGCTAATTGTATGGAACCACTACTGAGTGTTCTTCCAGAAGGAATGGCTGGGTATGGTAAGTTATGGAGAATCACATCAGGATATCGTCAGGGTAGTGGAAATAGCGATCATGGAATGGGACGTGCAGTTGATATTGGCCTTCTTAAGCCAGGTGGATCAGCTCGTCACCCACACACATATGAGTTAATTCAACAAATCGAAAGAACCATCCCATATGACCAGCTAATTCTTGAATATGCTCCATCTAAGGGATGGAACTGGATCCACATTGGATATAGGGGATTGAAGGCCGGCGACACATCTGGTGGTGGCGTAAATCGTAAGATGTGCTTCACCATGGTTGATGATAAGGTCACTAACAAAACATCATTTGTATTAATCTAATATGGGAATGTTTACGCCAGATCAAACTGTTCTTGCTACTGTGTATGAAGGTACGGAGTTTGAGTATACTATTAAATATACAGATGGTGTAACAGAACATCCTGTTACTATAACACCATCTGTAACAAACCCTTATGTAACAATCTTAGGCAATAAGATTAGTGGGTTCTTTAGGCATCCCTTCAATGACGATGTCCAATATAAATCTGGATTGGATGTGCAATCAGCCGATACTCTCCGAGGTGTACCTGAAATTGATAGACAATCAATTTTCAGCTTTACAGCAGACCCAGCAGAAACAATAACCTTCCATTACACTGCCAGCGCTAATAACGAAACAAAATTGTATCAGATCATTGTCAACAATAACTTATCATCTAATAGAAATCGTCTAATGTCCTTCTTGAAAACTGGCGGATATAAAGAAATAACAGCAACTTGGAAGAATAATAACAACAACTCTGTCGTGTGGATCAATCGTTGGAACGAACGCACTGATTGGAACGAGGATATTTGGCCATGGCAATAAATCTTCCTGTAACCTTTGCTACTAAGCAAGATACAGTTCAGCTATCCGACCTAGACATCAACTTTCAATGGATAGCTGAGCATGGTGGTTCTGTTACAATATCTGCAACAGCACCACAGGATCCTCAATTAGGAGCGTTGTGGTATAATACAACTGTACCGTTACTCAACATATGGAATGGTACCGTATGGGAATCAATTTTGCCCGGTGGACCTCGGGGATATACAGGATCCGCTTCCACTGCTATTGGATATACAGGGTCTGCTGGGTACATTGGTGTTGATGGATATACAGGTAGCCGAGGATACACCGGTAGTCAAGGATATACAGGTAGCCAAGGATATACTGGGTCAATTGGATATACAGGATCGATTGGATATACAGGATCTAGTGGGGCGTACGCGGGAGTAGGTTATACTGGCTCCCAAGGATATACTGGATCCCAAGGTTATACTGGTTCTCGAGGATATACTGGCAGTCAAGGATATACCGGATCTATTGGATATACAGGTAGCCAGGGCTATACTGGATCTGCCTCGACAGTACAAGGACCTATTGGATATACTGG